GTGCATCTTTGGATGTCTGTCCAGATTCATTTGGCTCCATTTGCATGTATGCGGATGTTTTTGTAGGGAAGTTTAGTTTGTCCGTCGCGTAGTTCCAACTTCCGAAAGAACTACCGATATCCGTTTTATTAGTGCTGTGTGTATTCATATTAGTCGGAGTAAATAGTAATTTGATGTTTGGGACATTGGCAGACTAACATCGGAATCTGTTTCCATTAAAGGAAAGATACCTCTTCGTATCCACGATAAGGGTATTTTTAAAATTAATAGTTGAGTTGCATTTCCGCGCATTTACGGAGCAATGCAGATCTCTGAGTGACAGGAGGATAATAATCCAGGTACTCGCGTGAAACTCTAACCAATTTCTCAGACCACTGATCAAATGTAGATTTATCATGTAATGACAACTCCATCAAGATAGTGTCAACATTATCACGAGGTATATCTACAGTATAAGGTCCTTTCTTGGTCCAGTTTATGGTTTCAAGTAATCTGTTTAATCGAAGTGGGGCAACGTATCTTTTAAGGGACTGATCGTAGCGCCACTGTCTTTTAAGAAACTCCACTTCTGTTATGTTTCTTAAAGTAACATCGGGCGTGGTCTTATCCTCCTTAGTATAGTGAAGGCCCAATAACTTCATGGAATTAGCGATGGTTGATTCATTAAAGTTGTCCATAGCATCTAAGGAGACGCTAAAAACGTTATCGTCTCCCATTGTAGCTAGGTAAACTTTGTCTTCGAATTTGTCTTCAAAAGGCGTATTCTTAAAAATATTGTACCAGCAAAAACGAAAAGCGATACCGTTATACATGTTATTGACAATAGCCGTCATTGGATGACCTGAAGGTAGTGAAGAAGTCCACTCTATGATTCTACCATTAAAGTAGTGTAATGAGTTTACTAGTTCGTACCATAAGACTTTTCTGATTCTTGCGTTTTCCATACCGTCATCATAAAAAGAATTGATAATATCTAGAATTTCCCAGTGAATGCTAGGATTCTCAGATCCATCAAAACCTTTATAGTCTCCGGCACCTATGTTTTTGCTTCCTATAGGAGCTTTAGATAATAACCGGGTAGCTAGTACGTGCCATTCGTTCGAATACACATTCAAGCCAATAGTGGATTGGTTATCAATTCTATTTATTTGGAACCATTGTTGGTAAGCCCCAAAGTACATCCTGTATGCTATTAAGAGTCTCAAAGGGGAAGCACTAAATAATCTGGTCTTACACGCCTCTACTTTAGCGATGTCACGAATCTCATCTTTCAAGTAATCTACATACACGTGTTGATCTCTGATGTTTCTTTTCGCATTATCAACAATAGTTTCAACATCTTTCTTAAGTTCCTCACTCTCTTTGCTGGAGAGATCGTACTCTTCTGAATCGCCAAAATAGTACTTCCTCCTTTGCGTTTTTATGCGCGGATCGAGAATATCGGGGTATCCAGGACTGGTTCCTCTATTTAAAGATCCGTATTCGGTTCCTGGTATACCAATAACCGCTTCTTCATAAGTGTAGATCCTTGGTTCAAC